CCACACCTTCTGGCCGCTGGAGCACGTTCGGCGAGACCACGAGGGCCGACTCGTCGCGAGGCTCCACGACTGGAGCGAGGTGCCGATCGTGCACGGTGACGGGCGATGGGTCGTGTACGCGAAGCACGACGACTACCCGGAGCGGCAGGACGCCGCGGTTCTGTCGGCCGCGCTGGTGTGGGCACGCCACGCGTTCGCTGAGCGCGACTGGGCGAAGGGCTCAGTGGCGCACGGCAACCCGAAGGTTATCGGGATGCTGCCTGCCGGGATGGCGCTACAGGATTCGGAGAGCGGGGCTCTGACCGACGAGGCGGCGGCCATGATCGAACTCCTGCGGTCGATCGCGCAGGACGACGTGCCTATCGGCATCAAGCCGGCTGGCGCGGAGATCGAGTACCTCGTGAACACGTCGCAGGCGTGGCAGGTCTGGAAGGAGCTCGTCAGCAACGCGGAGAAGGCGGCGGCGCGAATCTACCTCGGCACGGACGGCATCCTCGGCTCGCAGGGCGGAGCCCCGGGCGTCGACGTGGACGCCCTGTTCGGCGTGGCGCGGACGTACATCGAGGGCGACCTTCGGTGCATCGAGCGAGCGTTCTACTCCGGCGTTCTCGTGCCGTGGACGGCGATCAACTTCGGCGACTCGTCGCTGGCCCCACACCGGACGTACCAGATTCCGGACGTGGACGGGGACGCCGAGGTGGACGCGAGGGCGAAGCGGAACGAGGCGTTGCTCGCGCACATCGAGCGGCTGCGGGCTGGCGGCTTCGTGGTGACGCAGGACACGATCGACGCGCTGGCGGAGGAGTACCGGGTGACGGCGCCACAGATGTTCGTGGTGGTCGAGGCAGAGCCGGTAGAGGGCGAGGAGGCTGCACCTGTCGAGGCTGCCACCGTCGTGGCCGCGCCGACCCCGGAGGAGGTGGCGAAGGCCGAGGCGGCGTTCCAGTCGGCTATCAAGGCGGCACGCGAGAACGGCTTCGTTATCGACCAGGGGTGGGTGGACGAGGCGGCGAAGCGATACGGGGTGGTCGTGCCGAGGCTTCCGCCGAGCGCGGAGAAGGCGCCGACGATCACGCTCGCTCCGACGGACGTGGTGGAGTGGATCTCGCCGAACGAGGTTCGTGCAGCGTCCGGCCTCTCGCCACGCCTCCTCGCCGATGGCACGCGCGACCCCGAGGGAGACGTCCAGATCCGCGTCATCCGCAAGCGCGACAAGGCGGCGGAGGAGGCGGCCAAGGTGGCGGCGGAGATGGCTCAGAACGAGGCTGAGAGAGAGGCGGCGGCAGAGATGATCCTGCCGTCCGCCCCCGACGCAGCACCAGACGAGCCACCGGTTCCAGCCGAGTTGACGGCGCTGCGCCAAGAGCACGAACGCGGAAGCCTGGCGCAACGCGGAAGCGGCACCGGCCGCGCTCGGGACTAGCAACGACGGCACCCCTGACGGTGAGCGTCCCCGACGTCCTCGGCGTCGCGTCTGGCGACATGCCGGCAATGACGGGCATGGCTATTGTGGAGCGACACGCGGCTGCCGACTGGAGAGACACGCGAGGCGCCGACCGACCCACCGTTACGGAACTAAGAGGTCGTCTCGAGTGGAGGCGCGAGGAGTCGAGAATGGCGAAGTACGGGACATGAGGACGCCAACGGCTCATGAGTGGCGCGAGGCTCGCACGCAGGCGCTTCGGGTCGTGGCGCGGAAGTACGCTGCGGTCGCGCACGAGGCGGACCTGATCGTCGACGACGCGATCGCGGAGTCCCTGCCTCGCTTCGTGGACGGATCGTTTGCGGCGCTGGTGACGCAGACGGCGTCGCGGCGGGCGATCGACCGGCTGCGCGAGCTCGCGACAGCGAAGGAGGGCTACGACGTTCTGCGGAGCGAGGCGGAGGCCGCGTTCGAGGCGACGGCCCGAGAGGCAGACGCCGGCCCGCCCTCGCCCTCACTTGAGCGCCCCGCACTCACCATCGGCGAGACCCGGGCGGCGACACTGGCCGAGTGCCATCGCCGCCTCGCCGCTGCTGTCGGTGGCGGCACGCCGATCGACGTCATCACGCCCGACGAAGTGCGTCGGTGCGCGGCTGGGATCCTCGCGGTCGCCGCAGCCTTTCGGGGCATCGCGGCAGCCGTGAACATGGCCGAACTGATGGCGCTGTCGGGGGTAGGCGAGACACACGAGCAGCGTCGCCGGTCGTACCGGTACGTTGACGAGCACGGGGTCGAGTGCGTGTATGGAACGACTCACGCCGAGTCGGCAGTGCTCGCAATCCTCTCCGGCAGTTGGCCGAAGGTGAGGGCTGGCGCGCTGCCATCGGAGGTCATCGAGGCTCGGGCGAATTCACTGAGAATGGCGATCCGCAAAAACAACTAGGTGATTGCGGGAGGCGATTCCGTTGGTGAGGTGAGAGCCCACCTTGCCCAACCTCGCCACCCACCAGCGCACGACTGGCCCCCACACGGGCCTACCGCATCTCCCCGGAGTTGCGACGCTGGGCGTTGGTCGGGCGACGCTCGATCTTGGACTGACGAACGGCGAGCCCCCCACGGAGTTCCGCCTGTTCGTGTCGGGCTGGAACGACACGGAGAAGGGGCAGTTCCTCTTCGACGCCGAGGCATCTCAGTCAGTGATGGACGCCTACCGGACGTGGGGCGTCGACCTCGCGATCGATCTCGAGCACCAGATGCTCGAGTGCGAGATTCCGGCAGATCCCACCGCCCGCGATGCGCGTGGCTGGTGCGGTCTCGAGGTCCGCCCAGACGGCTCGCTGTGGGCAATCAATGTGCAGTGGACCGAGGACGGCGCGGCGCGGCTGAAGGGCAAGCGCCAGCGGTACATCTCGCCCGCGTTCTCGTTCGACATGGAGACCAGGCAAGTCCTGGAACTCACCAACATAGCGCTGGTCTCGATGCCCGCGACGAGAGGGACGCCCGCACTGATGAGCAAGAAAAACAAGGCCCGCGACCTGCGCAAGCTGTCGGCCGGCCCCTCCTTCGCCGACATCAGCACGGCTGTCGGCGCGGCCCTCAACGAGCGCTTCCCGCGTGTCGAGGAGACCGACGACTACGCGTGGGTGGTCGACATCTTCGACGCGACGGTCGTCTACCAGTTCAAGGGCGACCTCTTCGAGGTCTCCTATTCGTACGACGGCAAGACGGCTGTCCTCGGCAGCGACGCCGTGGAAGTCGCGCGCACGTACGCGCCTGTCGCTTCGCCCGCCCCCGCGCCGACGCCCATCGAGGCCGCGCCAGTGGTGGCCAGTCAGAACCCCGCTCCTGAGGCCATGTCGGCCAGGGCACCCGTCCCCGCAACCATCACCCTGGCCAAGGATTCCACCAAGATGGACCCCAGTCTCGCAAAGCAAATCTTCGACGTGCTCAAGAAGGCGGACGCCAAGGGCGCGCTGAAGCTCCTGGAGGAGCTCTTCCTGAACCAGGGTCTCGGCGTCTCCGCCTCGGAGCCCGCGGCCGATCCTGCCGAGTCCGACGCTGCCCCCGCCGACGGCGCGGATGCCGCGGCTCCCCCGGCTGCCGAGGAGATGGCGACTGCCCTCTCGAAGGTCATCCGCCTCACCGCGGCTCACTCCTTCGCCGAGATGGCGGAGCAGGTCGAGACCTTCCGCGCCTCCCACGTCGAGCTCGCCGCGGAGCGCGCTGCGCTCGCGAAGGAGCGCGCGGTGCTTGAGGCCGCCAAGCGGGTGAAGCTCGGCAAGGACCTCGTGTCCCTCGCCGGCGAGCACCCCGCGCGGGTGTGGGCGGACGACAAGTGCGAGGCGCTGAAGGGCCCTCTCGCGAAGATGTCGATCGCCGATCTCGAGGAGTTCGTGGCCGACGCCATCGCGGCGAAGCCGCAGGCGCCCGCGATTCGCCCGCCCTCGGCGAAGGCGACTGTCGCCGCGAAGGCCGAGCAGGTCGACGCGAACGGCCTGACGGCCGCGCAACTCGCCATCTGCGCCGAGTACGGCACGGACCCCGCCGTCTTCGCTGCGCTGATCAAGCGCTCCAACCCCACCGCCTGAGAGCTGAGGAACACCAATGGCAATCTCGACTTCCAACCTCCTGCTCTTCCCGTACGGCAAGGAGCCCCGCAAGATCACGCTGCCGGTGGCCGCGTCGACTCACATCTACGCCGGCACCATGGTGTCGCAGCTGAGCGCGACGGGCGGCGTCGTGCCGACCTCGACCGCGAACTCGGCGCAGTGCCTCGGCGTCACCGAGCACGAGCAGGACAACTCGTCTGGCTCGCACGGCGACCTCCGGGTGAGCCTCCTCACCGACTTCATCTCGCTCCAGGCGAACGACGTGACCAATCCGTTCACCGACGCCTCCGGGGTCGGCTCGCTCGCCTACGCGGTCGACGACCACACGGTCGGCTCCTCGCACGTGAGCGGCACGCTGAAGATCGCCGGGCTCTACATGGGCCTGGAGCCCGACAGTGGCGGCAAGGTCCGCGTGTTCCACACCGCGTCGCCCCTCGCGTCTGCCTTCGGCGTCAACTCGATCCAGGTCGTGACCGGCACTCTCGTGTCGGGTCTCTGCACCATCACGGTGGGCGTCGGCCAGTCGGTCACTCCGGTGACCCGCGCGATCCCGTTCATGCAGGCGGTGGTGACGGGCTCCACGAACGTCGGGACCCTGACTCACATGTACGCGAGCAACGTGGCTGGCGGCAACGGCGTCGGCCAGGTGCTCTTCCGGATGCTCGGCAACGACGGCGCGACCGACGTGGACGCGGCCGGCGCGTTCGCGGCCCTCCTCATCAACTGAGCCTTCGGGCTCCAAACCTCACGCTTCAGAACCCCCCATTTCGCGGCCCCTCGCGAGCGTCTGACCCTGAGAGGGTGAGGCGCTTCCGAGGAGTCGGGAGAGTCCTCAGATGACCAATCCGCTCTACACGATCAGCACTCTCCCGGCGGACGACCAGGCCGCGATCCGCGAGTTCAACGACCGCTACATCGCGGCGATCGGCGCCGCGCCTGCCCCGACCTGGGCGGACCTCGGGGACCTCTTCCCGAGTTCCTCGCCGATGGTGACCTTCCCGGTCAGCAACTTCGCCCTCAAGTACCAGCAGACCGAGGGCGAGAACCGCTTCAAGACCTTCCTGTCGAAGTCCTTCGACCTGAAGGCGCAGGAGTACGACACGGGCGCCGAGGGGCGTCTGCTCGACATCCTCTCGCAGAGCTTCGCGTACCGCGCGTGGCAGGAGGGCCCGAACCGGATGATGCTCGCGAAGGCGCGCCTCCGGAACAAGGCGATCGCCACGCTGCTCGAGGCTGGTACGTCGACTCTCTGGGGCTCCGGCTCCGGCATCGACGGGCAGTACTTCTTCAGCGCGTCGCACCTCTCGGACCTCGGCGACGCGTCCTCGGCGACCTGGAGCAACTACCAGTCGAGCGGCAAGGATGTCGTCTCGATCGCGAACATCCAGGCCGAAGTCACGATCATGCAGGGCGTTCTCGACGAGAACGGCGACAAGCTCGGCGTGGACCCGGACACCATCCTGGTCCCGACTGCGAAGTTCGAGCCGCTCCGCAACCTGCTCGCGCAGAACCTCATGCTCGCCGGCGGCACCTCGACGAGCGTCACCAGCGCGGCGACGAGCAACCCGTACCTCGGCCGCTTCAACGTGATTCACGTTCCGGAGCTCACCGACGTGAACGACTGGTATCTCGTCGACTCGAAGCTTCGCGCCTCGACCGGCATGGTTCCCTTCGTGTCGCTCGAGTACACGACCCCGGATCCGCTGCTCGCGCTCCGGACCTACGACCAGACCTCGGACTACTTCAAGGACACCGGGCGCATCAAGGTGTCGAGCCATGTCTGGCAGGGGCACGCACTTGCGTTCCCGCAGACGATTCGCCGTGTGGTCGGCGCCTAAGCCTAGACCCTAGCGGTCGACGCGAGACGCCCAAGCCCTGCCACTGCTGCCCCATGGGAGCGGAGGCGGGGCAAGGGCGGTTGTGACGGCCTACGCGACACGACAGGACCTCTACAGGTACGCGCCAGTGCGCGGCAGCCTGACGTCCTCGTCGCGTATCGTGTCGTCCTCGTCGGCGACCACGGACACGCTGGAACTCGAGGGCCACGGCCTCGAGACGGACGACACGCTCCAACTGCGCGCGGTCGAGGGCGGAACGCTCTCCGCGCCGCTGGTGGCGACGACCACCTACTACGCGATCAAGGTCGACGACTCGCGCTTCAAGGTCGCGGCGACGGCTGGCGGGGCGGCAATCGACCTGACCACGGCTGGCGTCTCAATGGTGTTGGTGGTGGCGCTTCCGGTGGACGAGGTGCTGGAGTTTTACTCCCGCTTCGTCGACGGTCTGCTGCCCGCGCACGCGGTGCCGCTCGCCTCGCCCTACCCGGTGACGATCGTGGCGCTCGTCGCCGAACTCGCGGCCAAGCGGCTTCAGTTGATCGCCGGGACCTCCAGCGAGTCGATGAAGGAGATCGAGATCGGAGCGCAGGCGCAACTTCAGCGCTACGCGGCCGGCATCCCTCTCCGCGACTCCCGAGTCACGACGAGCACGAACAAGGCGATTCGGGACACGGCCGGCAACTCAACGACGGGCGACGCTCGCGGCTGGGGCAGCGGGAGCCTCCCGTGAGCCTCAAGGATTTCAGCGCGAGCCTTCGACGGCTCCCGACGGTGGTGGCGATGAAGGTCGCCGCGGCAGCGGCCCCGCGTCTCACCGAGGCGGCGCAGTCCACCTTCGAGTCGGGCGAGACGCCCTACGGCGTCGGCTGGGCGCCCGGGTCAGACGGTAAGGCCGTGACGCTGCGCAGGTCGGGCGCGCTCCAGCGAGGCGTGCGGTACGTCGCCATCGGGACACGCCTGCGGCTGGCCCTGACGACCTCGTACGCGAAGTACGTCGTCGGTACCCGACCTGTGACCCCGAGACAGGGCGCGGCACTTCCTGAGGCCTACTCCGCGGCACTGGCGGCGGCCACGCGCGAAGTCATCGCGGCGGAGCTCAAGCGATGATCCACGAGATCGGCGTGGAGCTCCGGGCGGCGCTGGTGGCGAACGGCTGCCCGGTCCCTGTTGTCGACTCCCCGGAGCGTGGGCAGGCGAACGCGGTACCTCGCGAGCGCATCGTCATTGGCCGCGACTTCGGGCAGCCGGAGCCGGTGATGGCGCCGAAGGGCGCTGGGCGGAATCCGCGCCACGTCTTCGATCGTCACCTGGCGGCGAAGGTCACGATCTACGCGCAGGAGCCTAGAGCCGGCGCAACGCACTTCGAGCACTTGCGCCGCGCGGACGACATCGCCGACGAGGTGCTGGTCGGACTCCAGAAGGTCCTGGTCGCGCGGAAGAACGCGGGCTTTCGCTTCGGCGCACCGCGGCTTGTCGAGGCGCTCGACGCGAAGGGCTCGGAGCTCCCGAACTTCGTTGTCTACGAGATCCCGTTCACCGTGCCGCGTGCGGTCGAGGGCCGGACTTGGGCGGGCGCCGCGGCGGCCGAGGCAACGCTCGGCGGGGCCGGCGGAGTGACGATCACGAATCTGACTCAGGTGTCGTCGGCAGGCGACGACACCCCTGCGCTGGAAACAGCTTGCGGAGCATGAACCATGGCGACTCTTCCCGGTGCAACGACCACGATCTCGAACACGGCGGGCGCCTACTCTGGCGGCTCGGGATACGCGTGCATCATCGCGCCGGTGGGCACGAACGCTGACGCGTCTGCGCCGCGAGTCTACACGTCTCTCGCCTCGCTCTACTCGCAGCACGCGTTCTCGGCGGGAGTCGATCTCGCGGCGATGCTGTTCGAGGAGTGCAAGGTTCCGGTGCTGTTCGTCGGCGTCCCGATCGTGACGGCCTCGACGCTCGGCACTCGTCGCACTGGCTCGAGCAACACGGGCACGACGCAGTACACGGTGAGCGGGACGTATCTCGATCAACTGGACGTGGTGCTCACCTGCACGACGGCCGGCACGATCGGGACTGCCCCCGGCCCCTCGTTCACGCTGTCGCTCGACGGTGGGCGCACGAGCAAGACGATCCGCCTGAAGACGGCGACCTCGTACGCGATTCCGTACGTCGGGGCGACGGTGAGCTTTACGAGCGGCTGCACGATGGCGGAGGGAGACACGTTCTCGTTCCGCACGACTCAGCCTCTCATGGACAACACGGGCCTGACGGCGGCCCGCACGGCGCTCGCGGCTCAGCAGAAGGTGGTCCGCGAGATCATGGTCGTGGGCGACCTCACGAGCTCGACGGATGCCGGCTACGTCACGACGCAGATGAATGCGTACGAGACGAGCAACAAGCGCTTCGTCTACGCCCGCGCGCAGGTTCCCGACGGCGGCCCGTGTGCGCCTCAGGCGAAGTCGTCTGGGCAGATGGTTCGGGCGAACTTCTCGGCGGCGGAGACTCTCACTTTCGCGGAGGTGGGCGCGACCGGCGACACGGTGACTCGCTCGGTCGGCTCGTGGATCACGGACGGCTTCGCGGTGGGCGACGTGGTGACCTTCGCGGGTTCCGTCTCGAACAACGTGACCGGGCGGATTGCCGCTCTCACCGCGACGATCCTCACCTTCGACACGACCGACCTCATCAACGAGGGCCCGACGGTGGCACTCGGCACGATCTCCTGCGTCGGCTCGAACGGCTTCATCTTCGCGGAGGTTGGCGCGACCGGCGACACGATCACGCGGAATGCGGGGTCGTGGATCCTGGACGGCTTCGCGGTCGGCGACCTCGTGACGATCACGGGCACGGCGTCGAACAACATGACGACGGACGCGATCACGGGCGTCAGCGCGACGGTGCTCACGCTCGGGTCCTCGGACCTGACGGCGGAGGAGATCGGCTCGCACAACGTGACGATCGTGAAGTCGCAGACGAAGGCGGCTCACGTCGCCGCGCAGGACGCGGCGTTCGCGTCGGTCGACGCGCAGAAGCGGATCGACCTCGGGTATGGGCGCGCGCGGAAGCTCTCGCCGGTGCTCGGCGCGAAGATGCGGCGCCCCGTGCAGTGGGCGGCGATGCTCCGCGAGTTCAAGCACGACCTGCACATCCCGTGCTGGCGCGTGCTCGACGGCCCTCTCGACGGGTGGGACCTGGAGGACACGCACGCGCAGCTGGTCGAGTACGACGAGCGCGTGGACGGCGGCGCGCTCGCTGCCCGGTTCACCTGCTTCACGACTCAGGACAACGGCCCCAACGGCGCGTTCATCGGCCTCTCGCTCACGCGTGACACCGAGGGCTCGCTGCTCTCGCGTACGCACAACCTCGCGGTGGCGAACAAGGCATGTTCGATCACGCAGGCCGAGACCACGGCGGCGGTCGGCACGGTGCTTGTGCTCAACAGCGACGGCACCGGGAGCGAGTCGAGCCTCAAGGCCATCGAGGGGCGCGTGAACAAGGCGCTCCAGATCGGACTGCTTCAGGCCGGCGCGGAGGGGCAACTCGCCTCTTCGGCGAAGTGGGTCGCGAGCCGAAGCGACATCCTGAACGTGGCGAGCCCGACCCTGAACGGGACCCTCTCGCTGCTGCTCAACGGCACTCTCGAGCACATCGCGACGAGCGTCCAGATCCAGACCGGAGGCTGATAGGCCATGGCGAATCAACTCTACGCGAACGTCCAGGACTACGAGATTTCGTGGTCTTCGATCAAGATCATCGTCAACGTGGACGGAGGCGCGACGCTCGAGGCCACCGACTGCGAAGGCATCAAGTGGGACTCGAAGCTCGACGTCAGCCTGTCCTACGGGACCGGCGGCGGACGGCCGATGAAGGAGACCGAGGGCAAGGTGTCCTACTCGGCATCGGCCACGCTCTCGAAGACCGGCATCAAGACGCTGAAGCAGGCGCTCGGCGCGGTGGCGCCGACTCGCGGCAACCAGGTGCTCTACGGCACCGTCCGCTTCTCGATCCAGATTCAGCACTCGACGGTGGCCGCACCCTCGACGGTGCACGAGACGATCCTCAAGGGCTGCCGCTTCCGCGGTGAGACCGAGGACAACAAGGAAGGCACGGACGCGCTGTTCATCGAGGTCCCGCTCGATCCGCTGGAGATCGTCCAGGTGATCGATGGCCAAGAGTACGCGCTGATCTGAGGGAGACCGCATGAGCAAACTCGAAGAGATCCAGGCCCGCCGCGCGAAGCTTCGCGAGGCTCACGACTCGGCACGACTGGCGCAGGAGGAGATCGACTACGCGGCTCTCGCCGACGCCGAGGAGGAGCACGGCTACGGCTCGGTGAAGAGCATCGTGGTCGAGTCCTTCAAGGCCGGGTGCCCGACGCTGGCGATCGTGAAGTCGCCCGGCGGGACTGCCTTCTACAAGCGGTATTCGGACCAGGTCCGGAACGCGAAGGGCGACGCGAAGAAGGTCGGCGAGGCGCAGGAGCTCATGGGCCAAGGCTGCATGATCTACCCGCCGGTCGGCGAGGTCCGCAAGGCGATGGCCGAGGCGTTCCCCGGGCTGTTCGTGTCGGCTGGGATCGTGGCCGTTCGGATGGCGGAGCTCGACGCGGAGGAGGAAAAAAAAGGCTGACCGCTCGCGTATCCGACGCGCGCCAGAGTCCAGGGATTCTAGCCGGCGGATTGCTCGAGTGGTTCCCGCCTCCGGAGGACAGCGGCCTCGACGCGAGAGCGTCAGCGCATGTGGTCGCCGAGGTCCTGATTCGCATCCTCGGCGCACTGACGGCGAAGGCCGCGCGCCAGAACAGCAGAAGGTGAGGCTCGGTCGTGGCGGACGGAACAACGTACCAGATCGACATCCCGGTAGACGCGTCCCAGGTGGGCGCGGCTGGTACGGCCGTGGAGCGCCTCGAGGCCCAACTGAAGGCTGCGGGAGCGGCGAGTGCAGCGGCGGGCGAGGCCGTCAAGGCTGGCGCGATTGCCTACAACCAAGCGGAGTCCGCGGCGAACAAGGCGGCGGCGGCGGCTGAGAAGATCGGCATGGCGGCCGAGGCACAGCGCGGCAAGTTGGCGGAGGCGATGGAGGTCGGCGACATGGCCGGCATCGCCTCCGCCGAGGCTGCGCTTGAGTCGCTCGGCGAGAAGGAGATGGCTGCTGCCGAGAAGGCTGCTGCCGCTCGCGACGTGCTCCAGCAGAAGGCGACAGCACTCGATGCGCTGAAGGACGCAGCGAAGGCCGCCGGCGCGGCCGAGGACAAACTCGCAGGCGACCTGGACAAGATGAAGAAGGCCGGCACCGGCGGCAACATCAAGTTGAACGAGATGGCGGAGTCGCTCGGGAAGCTGGGCGGCCCCGCGGGCATGGCTGGCCAGAAGATCGCAGGCATCGGCAACGCGCTCCAGAAGATGGCGGCGATGGGGCCTGCCGCGGTGTTCATCGCGATCGGCGTGGCTGCTGTCGCGGTCGTGGCGGGCATCGCAGCGGCGACGGTGGCGCTGCTCAAGTTCGGGCTCGCGAACGCGGACGCGGCGCGCACGAGCGCGTTGCTCTCGCAAGGCATCGCTGGCTCGGTCGACGGCGGCAAGGCGCTCGACAAGACGATCGCGTCGCTCGGGACGAAGGTTCCGATGACGGCGGCGGAGCTCCAGACGATGGCGGGCCAACTGGCCAAGACCGGGCTGAAGGGCGATGCGCTCTCGGTCGCGCTCGAGGACGCCGCGGTGAAGGCGTCGAGACTGAAGTTCGGCCCCGACTTCGCGAAGGCGATGCTGAGCGCGGACTTCCAGTCGAAGAAGCTGAAGGCCGACGTCGGCAAGATTTTCGGCGGGCTGAAGATCGAAGGCCTGCTCACGAACCTCGCCAAGCTGGGCGCCCTATTCGACGAGGACTCTTCGAGCGCGAAGGCGATCAAGGTCGTGTTTGAGTCCTTCTTCCAGCCGCTCGTAGACGGCATGGAGGGCATGATCCCGAAGGTCATAGCCGGGTTCATCCAGGTGGAAATCTGGGCCATGAAGGGCCTGATCGGGATTCAGCGGTACCAGCCTGTAATCGACGCCGTCGGGGCGGCGATGCTCTTCTTCGGCAAGACCGCGCTTGTGGCGCTCGGCATCGTGGGCGGCATCATCGCGGTGGTGGCGGCCCAGACGGTCGGGTTCATGGTCGCGATCAAGGCGACGTGGGACGCAATGACCGGCCTGTCGGCTGGAGCGATCCAGTTGGGAGTCGCGCTGATCGGCGGCGTCCAGGTGGGCGTCGCGTCGCTCATCGGCAAGTTCACCGAGATGAAGTCGTGGCTCGCTGGGCTGAACCTCTCGGACATCGGCACCCAGATGATCAACGGCCTCGTGAATGGCCTTCTGGCGGCCGGCCCGCAGGTGCTCGCGGCGATCACTGGAGTCGCGAACGGGGCGATCACCGCAGCCAAGAAGGCCCTCGGCATCGCGTCGCCATCGAAGGTTTTTGCCGAGATCGGCGGCCACACGGCGGCCGGCATGGAGCAGGGCGTCGACGACGGCGCCAGCGGCGTGCAGGCCAGCATGACGGACATGGCGACGCCTCAGTTCGGCGGGCTGTCCGGTGGTGCGGCAGGCGGCGGCGCAACGGCGTCCGCCTCTAGCGGTGGCAACACGTTCATCCTGAACTTTGGGTCTCTCACTGGCGACGCAGCGGACATCGCCGCTCAGGTGGCGGCGGAGGTGCAGCGGTTGCTGGATGGCGACGTGTCGCAACTCGGCGGCTCGACGGTGACGGCATGAGCGTCATCAACCCACTCGACGATCCGGCGCTCTACAACGTGGTGGAGCTCGGCGGCGTGCAGTCGCCCGGCCGAGTCACGATCACGGGGCACGACCGGAAGCAGGGATGGGACATCAAGAAGGGCTCGGGCCAGAAGGGCGCGACGACGACTCGCTCGACGGTCGACCCTGTCGAGTTCACGTGCTCGTTCTACCTGGCTGATCGCGAGGACTTCGACGCGTGGCCGACGTTCCTCGCGACGGTGAACAGCACGGCAGACGGGGCGGCCCCGCTCGCGCTGGACATCTACCACCCGGACCTGGCGGAAGTCGGCATCACGAGCGTGGTGAAGGCGACCGTCGCGGGCACAACGCACGACGGAATGGGCGGCCAAACGAAGGTCGTGAAGTTCCTGGAGTACCGCCCTCCCGCACCGGCGAGAGGTTCGCCGAAGGGCAGTAAGGCTAGCGCGAAGGCGCCGAATCCGAATCAGGCCGCGCTCGATGAACTGGCGAGATTGACTGAGGAGTTTAAAACGACTCCGTGGGGTAAGCCGAAAGGCACTTGATATGAAACACCGACCCAACAGGACGCGACAGCCGATCACTCATCGCGTCGTCGCGAAGTTCTTCGAGTCTGTCGACAGGTCCGCTGACTGCTGGCTTTGGACCGGCAAGACTGACGACGACGGGTATGGCGTCTTCTACAAGGACGGCGGCGACTTCCGCGCGCACCGGGTGGCCTACGAGGTTGGCCACGGCTCGGCCCCTGGTGACAAGTGCGTGTGCCACCGCTGCGACAACCCGCGCTGCGTGCGGCCGGAACACCTGTTTCTCGGCACAAGCCCGGACAACACGGCCGACAGAAACGCGAAGGGGCGGCAGGCAAAAGGCGAGAGGGTGCGCTTTGCCAAACTGACCGAGGCCGACGTTCTCGCCATTCGCGCGAGCAATGAGCGACAGGTGGACCTGGCAGCGAGATTCGGCGTGGGCCAACCAGCGATCAGCGCGGTGAGACTTCGCCAGACATGGAAGCACCTTCCATGACCGCCTCCCTAAACGGCATCACCTGCACGCACGCGCGAGTCAACGTCCCGGCCTGGGGCGCGTGGTTCGCGGAGGTCTCGCTCGACGACGAGCACGAGCTCACGGGTTCTGTCTCGCTCGTGGTCGCGGATCTCACGCTCTCGTGCGCGGTGCTGTCCGGGGGCATCGCGAACGGTCGTTCGCCGTATCGGCTGGTGGGCGGAGCGGGCAAGTGGGGCAACGACCTGCCGGCAAAGTTCTACACGGACGACGCGGGCGTGAAGGCCTCTCTCGTGCTCTCAGACGCGGCTTCAGAGTGCGGCGAGACCATCGACGTCAGCAACGTCCAAACGCGCCTGGGGGCCGCGTTTACGCGCGCCGCCGGGCCTGCGTCGCGGGTGCTCGAGCAACTGTTCCCGGCCGGCTGGTACATCGACGACGCTGGGGTCACGCGCATCGGGGCACGGGCTGCGAGCACGCTCCCGGCCGAGGTCGTGCACTCGACGGTCGACCTGGCCCGCGGAACCGTGGAGCTCGCCTCGGAGACCCTCGCGGAGATTCACCCCGGGCTCGTGGTCGACGGCCTGACGGCGGTGGACGTGGAGCACGTGGTCACGCCGGAGGGCCTGCGCTCGAAGGTGTGGGGCGAGCGCGGCGGGTCGTCTCGCCGGCTCGACTCGATGCGGAAGATCGTGGAGGGCCTCGACCCCGATCGGAAGTTCCGTTCGCCGGTCGAGTACCGGGTGACGTCGCTCACGGGCGACCGGATCAACGCGCAGCCGGTCCGCGTCTCGCTCGGGATGCCGGACGTGTCGCGAGTGCTCGCGCGGCCTGGTCTGCCCGGGTGCAAGGGCAACGCGAAGCTGGGCTCGCGAGTCTTGATCTCGTTCATCGAGGCGGACCCATCGCGGCCCGTCGTCACGGGTTACGAGGACGCGGCGGGCTCCGGCTTCGTGCCGACCACGCTGGTCATTGACGCCTCATCGTCGATCAAGATCGGGGCCGACGCGACGAAGGGCGCGGCGCGCGACGGCGACGACATCTGTCTCGGGTACTTCGTCAAGGAGACGACGAACAACACGATCTACCGGTCGCCTCCCGAACTCGGGCCGCTGCTCACCGTGTACACGCAGTGGCAGAAGGTGAGTGCTGTAGCCGACGTGTACTGGTGCACCGCGGTGAACCCGGCGTCCCCAACGGTACCGCCCCCGCCCGGCACTCCGGGCACGGCGTTGATGGGCACCATCATCGAGGCGAGCTCGCTCGTGAAGATCGAATGAGCACGAACTACGGCCGCGAGTTGTCCTGCACGCGTACGCTCAAGACTGGGCGATACGTGAGCGGCGTCACTGTCGTGGCGGAGGCGATCTACAGGCGTCTCACGACGCCCAGGGGGATGTTGCTCGGTGGTGAATCTGAGGGCAATTACGGCCTCGACCTCATGAGCCTCGTCGGCTCTGCCGACACGAAGGGCAGCGCCGCTTCACTCCCTGGCCGCATCGAGAACGAGTGTCGCAAGGACGAGCGGATTGAGACGGTGAAGGCGACCGTTGTGCGCACCGTCGACGGCCCGAGCACGACCTACACGATCACGATCCAGGCGACGACGGCACTCGGCCCGTTCTCGCTGCAACTGCTTGTTTCTGCCGTGACGGTGGAACTCGTCGGGGTGACCTCATGACCGTCAGTTTGCTATCCCTGCTGGTGCAGGAGACGCGCGCCGCGATCTACCAGCGCGGCCTCGACATCTGCACGTCGCTCGGCCTGCCGGTCACCTCGTGGCAAGCTGGCGACCCCGTGCGCTCGCTGCTCCACCTGGAGGCGTACACGCTCGAGGCGCTGGAGTCCCTGGTCACCGGCTACATCAAGTCGGGCTTCCTCGACTACGCGGAGGACGTGTGGCTGAAGGTCCTTGCGGACCAGCAGTTCGGGGTGACGGTCGCTGAGGCTACATACGCCGAGACGGACGTGGTGCTCACCAACTCGGGGACCGGGCTCTACCCGATCCTCGCGGGCGACCTGACGTTCAAGAACTCGGTGACCGGCGCGACGTACCACAACACGACTCCGTCCGTGTCGACGAACCTCTCGCCCGGCTCGACGCTCACGGTCACGGTGGTCGCCGACATCGCCGGTTCTGACGGCAGCGCAGGCGTGGGAGAGATCGACACGCTGGTGACGGCGCGCGACGGCGTGACCTGCACGAACGCGCTCGCGGCGGTGGGCATCGACGAGCAGGACGAGGCGGTCACGCGGCAGGACTGCCGAGACAAGTTGGACTTCCTGTCTCCCGACGGAGCTCGCGGAGCGTACTCGTACGTCGCTCGGAACTCGGACTACGGCGGCACTCCAGCGATCACGCGAACGCGCGTGTACGGCGACAGCACGACGGGGATCGTGACGGTGTACCTCGCGGGCCCGTCCGGCGGCTCGAGCGTGGCGGACGTGGCGTTGGCTACGACGGCAATCGTGACCTGGTGCACGCCGATCTGCATCACTCCGGTGGTGGCGGCGGCGACGAACGTGACCGTCCCTGTCACCTACTCGCTTTGGGTGTACAAGTCGTGCGGCCTGACCTCGACCGAGGTGAAGACCGCAATCAGCACTGCACTGGAGCAGATGTTCGCGACGGTGCCGATCGGCGGCGACGTCATCGCGCCAGCGACGACCGGCAAACTCTACCAGTCCGACATCGCGGCCACGATCATCCGGGCCTTGCCCGAGGGCTTCCGCGTGACCGTCTCGGCGCCAAGCGGAGACACCGCGTTGACCAACGGCCAGGTCGCGGTGCTCGGCACCGTCACAGGCACCATCTCTCTCGAGTCGGACCCGACCTGATGGCCACCTTCCCAATCACATTCCGAACGCTTCGCAAGCGCCTCGCGCCTCGGTGGTTGACCGAGGGAGAGGGCGGCCTTGTCGGGTACGCGCTCGACCTGATCAAAGACGCATACGCGGAGCGCATCTACCTCGGCCTGCTCGCTCGTCTGCCGGAGACGGCGGCGACGGACGCGCTCGCGAAGATCGGGCGCGACAGGCGCACGCTGCGCGGCCTCGGTCCGGAGACAGATGCCTCCTACGCAACGCGCCTCAAGGCGTGGCTCACGGACGCGAAGCGCCGCGGGTCGCCGTTCGCGCTGATGCAGAAACTTCAGGAGTTCATCGCGGCCGGCTCCTCGTTCCGCATCGTCGACGCGCGAGGGAACTGGTACTCGCGGAGCGCGGCTGGAGTCGAGACGTACACGCTGAACACGGGCAACTGGAACTGGGACTCGACGGTTCCGTCGAGCCCGCAGTGGTCCCGCTTCTGGGTGATCATCTACCCCGGCACGCGGTGGTCGCACTCGGCGACATGGGGCTCCGGTCAACTCTGGGGCGACACCGAGAAGACCTGGGGCACGACGGCGACACCGGGCGAGGTGGCGCAGGTGCGAGGCATCGTCGCGGACTGGAAGCCAGCCGGGACTCGGTGTGTGAACATCATCATTGCCTTCGACCCTGCGAGCTTCGACCCGACGGCGCCGGAGCCTGATGGCAAGTGGGGCAAGCCATCGAAGGTAGTCGCCGGCGTGCACGTCGCGACGAGACTCGCAACCGCTGACTACTGGGACGGGACGACTACATGAGCACGACCTACGGCACCGCATCGAGCATCACGATCCCGAGCGACGGCGACACGATCGACGCGGCGGACGTCAACACGCCCTTCGCCGCGATCTGGGACCAGCACGACGTGCTCGCAGACACGGCCGCGCTCACGGCGATCCTGGTGCCTACGCACGGCCTGGTCCGGTACGTCCGCGGATACGGGCACTACGTGTTCGTGACCTCGGGCACGTACAGCGCCAGCACGGCCGCGAGCCCGTGGATCCTGGCGAGCGGCGACGGTACCGCGGGGCGATGGGTGCTCGACCTCACCTCGCAGGCGCAGGCGACCGTGATCCGGTCCTTCTCGTGTGCTGACGGCCTGCCGCGCGGGTCGACGGCCATGGCCAAGACGCACGACATCACGTCCACTGCGTTCTGGTACCCGTGCACCGGGGACAATACAGCGACGGACGCGTCGCGTTCGTGGATGTATTCCGAGTATCGATACATGAAGTTCCCGGACGCCGACAACACCGCCGCGGTCGGTCGACACCTGCTCTTCCCGCTGAACCAGTATCTCCTTCAGGGCTCGACCCTCGTTAGCGCGACGCTCAATCTGGCCGGCACGGGGCATGCCAACTTGCCCGCGATGATGCCGTCGCTTGCTATCATCCGATACAAGCCCACCGACAACTCGCTTGCGTCGCTGCTCGCGGCGAACACGAAGGACGACACGAGTCCGAACGTCGCCACGTACGACGCGGTGCACTCGATCACGCTGACGTGTGACCAGAACAACACCGTGGATATGGAGGCGAACTCCTATTACGCGGTGGTCTGCAACGAGGGCCACACGAACTCACTCTCGGAACTCCGACTGTACAACTTCGTCCTCACGATGACCGCGAAGGGGTTCTTCTGATGACCATCGACGTTTCGAGTTGGCTCCCGAACCTGCTGCCGGTGCTCGTCAAGGTCGCGGGCACCGCGCAGACGGCGCGGCGGTACGTGAACTTCGTCGGACTCACCGCGGCTGACGATCCGGACAACGACCAGGTGACGCTCACGATCTCGTCCAGCGCGCCCGCGATCGGCTCCGTGACCGGGATGGGGACCGGCGTGGCGACATTCCTTGCGACGCCCACGACGGCGAACTTCCTCGCCGCGGTCACGGGCGAGACGGGCACGGGCGCGGTGGTATTCGGCACCTCCCCGACCCTGACCACGCCGGTCATCAACGGGCAGACGCAGGGCGCTGCGATCGCTGTCGCCGCGATGGAGATCGACTGGGCACTCGGCCCGGTCCAGACCAAGACCCTTGCCGCCGGCGCGAACACGTTCACGTTCGCGAACCAGGCCTCTGGCATGGTCATCGTCGTGCGCGTGACGGGCGCCGCCTCGACGCTCACGTGGCCGACGGTGAAGTGGGCCGGCGGCGTCGCCCCGACGCAGACCGCGAGCGGGATCGACGTCTACACCTTCGTGCACGACGGGACGAGCATCTACGGCTCAGTCGTCCAGGCGATGGCGTGACGCCATGAGGTTCCCGTTCGCCTTCATCAAGAGCTCCGCTGCGGCGTCCCACGACCCCGCAACAGACAACCTGTCGCTCTGGCTGCGCACGGACAGCGTGAGCGGCACGGGCGCCACGCTCTCGTGGGCAAGCAAGGCGAGCGCCGGGTCAAGCGGAAGTGCGGCCGCGTTGAACCACAACACCGGGTACGGCGACACGGTGGAGCAGCCTTCGACCTCACTGGATGGCTTCGCATCGGTGCTCTGGACAGGTGCCAACCCGCTGTTGGAGTCGACGGACGGTGCCCGAATCACCCTCGGCGCCGGCGACTCGACACCGGCGAGTTACACGGTGGCCTACGTACTCCAGCCGCTCTCATCCAACGCATACACGCTGTCAGGCGGCAAGGTGGACTGGGGGAACCCTGGCGTGTTTGCGTCGGCAGGAGGCAACCTGACGCACGCGATCATGGATGACGGCGGGACGTGCAAGGTCGGAGTCCGGCACTACAACGACGACACCGCAACGGCCGGCGGGACTACGCCGTTCACGTGGCCCGGCGGATTCGGCGCGTGGGGCCTGATGTGGGTCTCGTACACGTCAGGCGGCAACATACGAGTCAGGGTGAACGGCACGGACTACACCGACGAGTCGATCGTGTCGAACCAGGGGCCGACGTGGAGCGACGCGATCATCTACATGGGCACGATGGGCGGTGGCGCGTTCGTGACCACGTTCCGACTGGTGGAACTGATGGCGTTCCCCGGCCAAGCACTGACTGGCACAGCCATCACCGACCGCGAGCAGGGCTACTTCAAGACGCGATACCCCTCACTGGGACTGTGACATGACCAACCGCGACAACATCCCCACGCTGCCCCGCCCGGCGCCGCTGCCGCGCGAGGAGGCGCCCACCCCGATCCCGCGCAAGTCCTCGCTCGAGGAGCTCCGGGCGGGCGAAGACCCCTACGTCGCGGCGATCGACGAACTGCGAGCGGAGGTGCTCAAACTCTCTGCGCGCCTGCCCGAGATCGACGAGCGGACGAGTAAGACCGACCTCGCGCAAGAGGCGAAGCTCGCTGACCACGAGCTTCGCATGCAGCGGATCGAGGCGAACACGAGCACGGCTGTCGCGACGACGAGCGCCGCGAAGGACGACACTGCGACTTTGGTGCGGGCGCTCACGGGCGCGATCTCGCCGAAGATCGTGGGCGGGTTCGTCGCACTCGGGACGCTCATCCAGATCATCCTCGAATTCTACCGCGGGGTGCGCTGATGGGATCTCCGAACGGCAACGGGAACGGCAAGGGCTACCACGAGAAGCCGGTGATGGCGACGTCGCACGAGTACGACGCTCTGCGCCGAGACATCAAGGCCGTGAGGGACCAGCAGGTGAGCGACCTGGAGACCTTGGCCACGAAGATCCACGCGAGTCGTGAGCACGCCGGCGAGGCGCTCGAGCGCTTGGCGGGGCAGGTGCTGGGGCTCCACCAGGCCAACATCGCGAACGTGAACGAGGTCTCCACGAAGGTGGACGCACTGGCGGCGGCGGTCCTGGCGCACATCGAGGCCGACGCGGAGTGGAAGGCAACCTTCCGTCATCGGCTCGCTGTGGAGCATGACCGCACGTCGGAGATTGAGTACGAAGTGGACGCGCGGCTCCCGAGTGCTCACGTTCTCGGCGTGTCGTCCGATGCGTGGAAGCGATTCGGGCAGGTCATCGCGGCGACGGTCGCGGCGGTGGCTATCACGTCGTGCGCGGTTCGGTACGGGATCATCTCGCCCGTCCCAACCCATCAGTCGGTTTCGGGGCACCTTGCAAGCCCCGACGAGGGACCATGAGAGCGAAGCATGTAGTGGCGGCGATGGCGTTCGTGGTGGGCTTCACGGCCTGCACTCCCGGGCAGCGGCAGGCGGCGAGGTCGGTGATCGACGCGAGCACGGTGGCCTGCATGCTCGCGAATGCGGCGCTTCCCGACGACCGAATCAAGGAGGTGTGCGGCATCGTCGACGCCCTCGACGGCCCGCTGAAGGATCTGCTCCAGGCGCACCGCGAGCAGGTGGCGCGAGCGGAGGCGCACGGCAACTTCGTCGGGGCGATGCGCTGTCAGATCGAGCGCGCCTCGCAGGAGCCTCCCGTGCGCGACGTGGACGGCGGGGGTGGGCGGTGACTCGCGTCCTGGTGTGCGGCGGTCGCGACTACGCCGACGAGTCTCGTGTGGCGCTCGAGCTCGTGGAGGTGCGGCCGACGGTGGTGATCCACGGCGGGTGTCGCGGGGCCGACTTCCTGGCGCACCTCTGGTCGCAGGAGAACGGCATCCCGGAGGAGTGCTTCGCAGCGGACTGGAGCCAGGGCAAGAAGGCTGGCCCGCTGCGCAACGCGCGCATGCTCGCCGAGGGCAAGCCCGACGTCGTGGTGGCCTTTCCGGGAGGGAGAGGGACCGAGGACATGGTGGCGCGAGCGCGGGCTGCAGGCGTGCCGGTGCGGGAGGTGCTGCCGTGACTCCTCGCGGCCTCGGCTTCCTCGCCGACCCGAGCGAGATCGTCTCCGCGCAACTCGTGGCGTACCACGCGCGGTCGATGCCTCGGATGGGCACTCCGATCGCGTCTCTGCCCGCGTCGTTCTCGTGGCGCGCGCATGTACCGAGCATCGCTGACCAGGGGCCCACAAATTCCTGCGTCGGCCAGGCGCTCGCGTCGTCGGTTCACCTGCTCACGATCGTGGGCGGGTACCCGATCGAGCGGCCGTCGGCGCTGACGATCTACGCGTTCGCGCGCCTGGAGACCTCGCCTCGCTCCGCGCTCTTCGACGGCGGGTCTTCGCCCACCGACGCGATCAACGTGATGAAGCGCGAGGGCATGGTGCCGGAGTCTCGGTGGCCGTTCGACCCGTCGAAGGTCGACGAGGTGCCGCCGTGGGACGTGTTTCAGCACGTCTCTGACGTGATGGTGGGGCAGCACTACCGGGTCGCGCAGGGACGCGGGGCGGCGCAGTTGCTCCGCGAGGCGGTCGCGCAGAACTACTTCCCGACGTTCGCCATGGACGTGGACGACGCATACCTCGACTACGACGGGAGCGACGTCTACCGCGCGGCCAACGGCAAGTACGTGGGTCGCCACATGCAGACGGTGATCGGGTGGGGAGATGGGTACCTGGAGGTGCTCAACTCGTGGGGAGAGGCGTGGGGCGACGGTGGCGTGTCGAGGATCGCAGACTCGTTCATCGAGTCTCGTGCGTGCGACTCGTTCATCATTCCGACAACTCTTCAGATGGTGCGGTGAAGGAGGTTCTGATGGCGAAGGACGAGGCCAAGGTCGACGCGAAGGCGTCTGTTGCGAAGGCTCCTGTGACTCCGGCGGAGCCGCCCGGTGGGCCGGCGCCGAGCGTCCACGAGGAACTGCTCGCGCTGGCGAAGCGGTATCGCGCCGAGTACGGCTCCACCGGCGTGACCCGCCTTGGGTACGAGATCGACGGCTCGACGATCTCGGTGGACCTGACGGAGTGCGGGTTCTGCATCACGGTGACTCGGTGAACAACTACACGAAGCGCCGTCAGCGATGGGCGTTCGCCGCGGGAGCGCTGATGGTCCTGGTGTTCGTCGCGCTGGTGTGGTCGCTGTCTGGCTGTCGCACGCCTGCGGCGATCGAGCCGCGTGGTGACGCTGCGCCGCAAGGCGAGGGCTGCGCTCCAGCGTGCGCGAACCTGGCCAGACTGAAGTGCCCGGAGTCGGCGACGAACGCGAAAGGGATGACGTGCACGGAGGTCTGCCAGCGAGCCGAGCGATTGCGCGACATGAACACCGCGTGCGTCGCCAGCGCGGAAGACATCGACGAGCTCCTCGGGTGCAGGACGGTGCGGTGTGTGTGGTAGTCGCCGCGAAGGCGACTGACCCTGACGACGAACTGGTGATGTGCCCGGTGTGCAAGGGCGAGCCGACGAGCGAGAAGCGCCTTTGCGACGTGATGACCGAGTGCCCGGATGACGTGACGTTCGTGGTCGTGATCTGCGAGGTGTGTGAGCGCACGGGCAAGGTGTCCAGGCGTCTTGCGCGGGAGTTGTGGGAGCACACCGAGGCGAGTGCATGAGCGAGGGCTACCGGATGCCATCGAAAGTTGTGTTCTCACTGCAAGTTCTTACCCTGGAGTTGGACGGCGGCGGATTCGAGCTCGCGGCGCAGTCAGGCGGGAAGGTCCACGTCGCGACGGCGAGGACGTGGGAAGAGGCATACTGGGAACTGCGCCGGAAGGTGAGGGCGGGATGAGAGCGGACGAGTGCTATTGCCGGAAGTGCGAGCGCCCCGCGGTGACCGCGAAGCGGTACGGGGTCTATCCCGACTCGCCGACGCGCCTGCGCGTGGATCGCCTGTCGGACGGGAAAACCGTGGCGAGCGGAACCGAGGGGTTCGTTCGCGCGGTGGTGAGGTGGTTGTGAGCGGCGTGAGGCTATGCGAGGCATGCCGCCGCGCGCTAGTGGCCGAGATGCGAGCGCGGGCCATGCGCGAGGCTCGCGAGAGGGCGGGTGCGTCGTGTCCGTAGTCCGCCGTCGACGCTCCGGGCGCCGGACGCGCGCGCTTGCCGACGCGGTCTATCTGCGTCCGTTGCCCCCGCTGGTGCACCTTCCTGGGTGCATATGCGTGGTCGGCACTCTGCCGGGGGCGGGCTCAAGCGAGCCAGGACAGGCCGGCTCGGTCTACGAGAGGGAGAGGCAGCAATGAGGGGCATCCGTCCAACGGAACCAGGTCGCACATGCATCCGTCCGCTCGGCGCGGACCCGGACCCTGACGCGTGCTCGAAGTACTGCACCGACCACCCGTTCACCGGACCGTGCGACGTGTGCGGCGAACTCGTAGAGGGCCTGACCTACGGCGGAATGGAGGTCATCGGGGCCGTGCACTCGGGGTGCTTCGGGTACCCGCTGTGCTCGTGCGCTGAGCCGCATCAGGGCGAGTGTCCGGAGGAGACGAGACCATGACCGAGAACCTTGTCCCTGCCGTGCGCACGACCCCGACGATGGCGGAGTACATCCGCGCCGTCTTCCTCGCGTGGCCTGCGGTCGAGACCGAGCCGTGCACGAAGGCGGCGTGCGCCGTCCTCTGGGCGCAGTACATGATCGAGACGGGCGGGAAGTCCTGCTTCGGGTTCAATTTGGCGAACGCCAAACGGGTCCCCGGCGACGGCCACGACTACCACATGCTGAAGGGCGTGTGGGAGGGCCTGAGCGCCTCTGAGGCGGGCCGTCTCGTCGCGGCTGGCCAAGCCACCTACGACACGTCGGAGGCTCACAAGAGGGCCGTGGCGCCCCGCGTTGCGGTAGTCTTCGAGCCGCCTCACCCGGCGACTCACTTCCGGGCGTTCCCGTCTCTCGACGTGGCGATGCTCGAGCACCTAGCGCTCCTCCGGCGGCGCTTCTCTCGCGGGTGGCCCGGCGTGCTCGCCGGTGACGTCGTGGCGTTCGCGCGAGGCCTCCACGCGCAGCGGTACTTCACCGCTTCGCCTGAGGCGTACGCGGCTGGGATGCGGGCCCCGTTCGCGGCGGCGATGGCGAGTGACGCCTTCGAGCGCGTGCGCGCCGAGACCACGCCAACGGAGCCTCCCGTCGAGCCCGACACGGGCGGCCCCGTCCACGGGACAGACATCGTGGATGGCGCGATCGCTGACCGGAAGCTGGGGCCGTTCTCGTGACCCCGATCCCCAAAGGCGCCAAGAAGATCCGCACGGTGAAGATCGGACCCGTGAAGGTGCCGGTCTACCGCGTCTCGCCTGGGATGGTGCCGAGCATGGACGACGACCTCGGCCAGTGCGACCACGACCGGCTCTGCATCTTCGTGCGCGACGGGCAGGGACCAGCGCAGGAGAAGGACACGATCATGCACGAGTGCGTGCACATGTTCCTGCTCGTGACGGGGCTTCGGCACCTGCTCGAGGGCAACAGCAAGGCGACGGACTTCGACGCGTTCGAGGAGACGTTCGTGCGCATCGCGACACCGCACCTTGTGGGGTACCTGGGATGAACGACGACTTGAGAGACCTCGCGGCCTACGACCACATTCGCGACGAGCGGCCGACGGCGACGGAGTGCCTTGGGTGCGTGGAGGTGCTTCACCTCGGCGTGTACTGCTCGCCCGCGTGCTCCAGAGCGGCCGACGAGCGGGAGCGCGGACGCAGAGCGGCGAGGGCCGCCAAGTGATCACACGCGCACAAGCAGAGTCGGCCCGAGCGCTGAAGGAGGCCGGCGCGTCGTGGACGGACCTCGCCGCGCGGTACAGGCGCAACGAGCGCTCCCTCCGCCGCACGCTGACGCGCATGTGGGAGCGGGGGGCGCTATCCAGCGAGGCTGGCATCGGAGCGGAGCCGGCGGAGCCGAAGGGCGTCGACGCCTTCTTTGGCAAGTGGCCAGGCAACGAGACCGACGGCGAGCTCGCGGCGATGCTAGCGAATGACGTGGCGCCGGAGACGGCTCGAAGCGTCGCCCCGGAGGCGCTGAGACCGGAGGCCGTCGAGGAGGTGCGGCGACGAGTCACGACCCCGATAGAGGACGTCGAGCGAATCTTCGCTGAGGCCGAGCGCGAGCGCGCGCCGAGTCTAGAGCGCATCCTCATCATCCCTGACACGCACGTGCCCTTCGAGGACGGCGCGGCGTTCGCGGTGCTGATGGCAGCGGCCCGCGTGCTGCGGCCTCACACGATCGTGTTCCTTGGCGACTTCGCCGACTTCATGTCCGTGTCGTTTTACCCTCGCACGCTCGGCGTCCGTGGCTACACGCTGGAGGAGGAGGTCGCGGCGGTGAACGCGCGGCTCGACGAGGTCCAGGCGCTAGGCGCAACGCGCGTGGTATTCTGCAAAGGCAACCACGAGTATCGGCTAGAACGATACCTCTCGGAGAAGGCGCCTGAACTCTTCGGGCTGGTGGACACGGCGGCGCTCTTCCGGTTCGCCGAGCGCGGGTGGGAGTGTGTCGAGTACCGGCACCACCTGAAGATTGGGAAGATGCACTTCACGCACGACGTGGGGCACGCGGGGATCTACGCGCATCGGCAGAGCCGGATGGCGTATGAGGGGAACGTGGTGATAGGCCACGTGCACCGGTGCAGCATGGAGGTTGCGGGCACGTCGAAGGGTCCGTCGCACGTCGGGATTGCCCTCGGCTGGCTCGGGGACAAGAAGGCGATCGACTACATGCACGCGGCGAAGGCCGCCCAGTGGACACTCGCTTTCGGCATCGCCTACCACGAGCGGGACACGGGCAACGTGCACGTCGTGCCGATTCCGATCGTGGACTACCGGTGTGTGGTCGAGGGGCATCTGATTGACCCGATGCGCGGGACGAGTCTCGACCCTCGCGCGCCAGATTCGAGGGCGGCATGAGCGGGACGGCGACCCTCATCGAGGACCTGGGAGACGATCAACTGTACCGGGTGAACGAGACCCGCGCGCTGCTGCTCGTCTCGAAGTACGGCTCTGGATTCTACGGCAACCAGATGACGTGCGTGTGGTCGGCGAATCGCGACGCCGAGACGAACGGGACGCCGCTCGCGACGTACTCCGGGGGCGTCACGCATGACGAGGCGCTCAGGCGGTTTGGGTTGGAGGTGAGGACGTGAACCTCGCAGAACTCCGACTCCGCCGAGACGACGCGATCTCACAAGTGCGCGCCGACTGCGACGACGTGCTGACGTGCGAGTCGAACGGGTACAGCGACCTTCCGATTCGCATGGCGCAACTCGAAGAGTCGGTGCGCCTCGCCCGCCGGCTGGTCGACCAGGTGTGGACCATCGAGCGGTGGGAGAAGTACGGGGAGGAGTCGTGAGTCGCTGTCGCCGAATGCCGTTCAAGGTCGCGTGCGAGGACCGCTGGGGATGCGGGCGTGTCGTGAGGTGCGCCGGCTACCTGTCGCCGCCTCCGACGCCGTGGCATGCGCAGCCGAAGTGTGCGGTGGCGAGGTGATCCCCGACATACACTCTCGCCGCATGCGCGGCAGCGTGGTCGAGGCGATCGCGGACCTCGTGGCCGAGGCCACGGAGGACTACGCGGGCACGGACGAGATCGAGGCAATCGAGGCGGACGCAGAGCAGTGCTTCGACGAGTGGCTTCTGCTGCCCGAGGACGACGAGCCATTGCCGGTCCACGAGCCGCGCGCCTTCAACGCGGCGACCTATGCCGTGCTTGGGGACGACTGGTGAGCCGCTCGCGTCGTCCGATGAAACCCGCGCAGTGGCGGAAGTCCAAGGGCTGGACGTGTACCTGCTTCTGGTGCACTTCGCCGCAGTTCAACGGGCTCGATAGTATGCCGGTCCGGCGCGCGACCGTGGAGCCTGTCGCTGCGCTTGCCGGCGAAGAGACGCGTGGCGAGATCCTGGCTGAGGTGGAGCGTTCGATACGCGAGCGCGATGGCTGGTGAGAACTTGCCTGTTGGTTCCGAGTGGCGAGGTTGGGTGACGTGAGCTCCCTCTCCGACTTCCGCGCCTTCGTCGAGACCATCCCGCGCGAGTTCCTCGTGGCGATGGCAGACACGGCCGAGCGCGAGGACAGGCTCGAGGAGTTGGAGCAGGAGAACGCCTCGCTTCGCCTGAGGCTCGCGCTGGCGACGAAGGAGTGAGCATGGGCGACTACATCGGCACAATCTCCAACCCCACCGGCCCCGTCGAGTCCTGGCCCCTCGTCGAGTGCGACGGCGAACGCTGGCACGTGGCGCCGGTCTACGTCGCCCCGGTCGCTCGGGCTGACCTCCCGGCCCTCTGCGACGCGTGGGGCTGCGAGGTGCCAACGTCGGCGCTCGTGGATGCCATCTGGCGCGCCGCGGACCTCAAGCTGAACCCGCACGCGCTGATGCGGAACTTCCGGATCGCGAAGGACATGGCTTCGCCGGAGGCGTACGCGTCGCAGAAGCGGGCGATTGAGAGGGAGATCGTGAGGGTCAAAACCCACGTCTGGAGCCACACGCTGATCGTCGGCACGCACAAGGACTTCGCGATCCTGCCGGGTGGGCGCACGGATTTGTACGGGTGGCATCTGCTCTCGGGCGTGCCTATCGAGAAGGGCGCGACCTCGCACAACGAGACTTACGTGGATTACTCCCAGGGGTGGCGGCCCGTGAGGCGGGTCGCGGAATGCATGGAGGCGGCGTGACTTATACGGTGCATGAGGCGGACGTGCTCGAAGTCCTTCGGGGTATGCCGGACAACTCGTTTCACGGGTGCCTCACGGATCCCCCGTATGGCCTCACCACGGACGGTGGCAAAACCGGATTCATGGGCCACGCCTGGGACAAGGGAGTTCCGCCCGTCGAGGTGTGGCGGGAGGTTCTGCGGGTCCTAAAACCGGGGGCGTATCTCCTAAGCTTCGGAGGGACGCGTACGTTCCATCGACTCACCTGCGCAATCGAAGACGCGGGCTTCGAGATTCGCGACTCGATTGCCGAGTTCTTCGACCAGGACGCGGCGACTCAGGCATTCCTCGCGGGGCTGTCACCCGCGCAACGGAAGGACTTCGATAGGGCGTTCGTTGGGTCGCCCATCGAGTGCTATCTGTACGGTTCAGGATTTCCGAAAAGTCACGACGTCTCAAAGGCCATCGACCGCAAGGCCGGTGCGGCGCGGGAGGTAGTGGGGCCGGACCCGCAAGCGGCGCGACGGAATCGAGCGTCGCCACAATTCGGCGGCTCTGCGATGAACGAGTACGATCCTGGCTACGACGGCCCGCTAGGGCGAATGGCCATCACCGCCCCCGCCACCAAAGCCGCGCGCCAATGGTCTGGATATGGTACATCCCTAAAACCCGCATTCGAGCCAGTCATCATCGCCCGCAAGCCGCTCGATGGGACCGTCGCGCAGAACGTCCAGGCGCACGGGTGCGGGGGGCTGGCGATTGATGCGTGTAGGGTGCCGGGCGTCGCCGATAAGCCCGGGGGCAAGATCCGAGGCAAGCGCGGATTTGACGGTACGAATGATGGACCGGCGGACATGGAGGCGCCTGATCCCAATCCCCGCGGCCGCTGGCCGGCCAACGTAATCCTCACCCACCATCCGGACTGCGTAGAAGCGGGGACCCGTGAGGTGGTGTCACTGGGTGGCCATGGCGGGGTGGATCGCGGCGAGAATCGGAAGTCGTATTCTGGTGGCTACAAGGTGCAGGCCGAGGCAACCGGCGTCGGCACAACCAAGGATGGCACGAAGTGCATGCGGCAGGAGACCGTGACCGCGTACGAGTGCGTGGACGGATGCCCGGTCAAGGCGCTCGACGCGCAGAGCGGAAACCGGAAATCCGCGTCGAACACGAAACCTTCGACGGGCGGCACCATCATGTCGGGCCTCAGCGGAGAGGCGCGGACGAACGGTTACCGCGCCTTCGCGAATGGTAACCCATACCGTGGTGAAGAGGGCGGCGCATCCCGCTTCTTCTACTGCGCGAAGGCGAGCCGGAAGGAGCGGGATGCGGGGCTGGACAGGTTCGAGCCCTCGGCTCCAGCGCACGGATACGCCACTCTTCCAGACCTGCGAATGGATCGCGAGCAGGTTCGTAACAACCCGCGCAACGTCCACCCCACGGTCAAGCCTCTCGCCCTCACGACCTACCTCGCGCGCCTCATCCTGCCGCCCGTCGAGGGCACCCGCCTCCTCACGCCCTTCTGCGGGTCCGGATCGGAGATGATCGGAGCCCTGCAAGCCGGCTGGTCTCACGTCGAAGGCATCGATTCGTGGGACGTGGCGGTGAGGATCGCCAGGGCAAGACTCGCCCACCACGAGGCGCAGGTCGAGCCCGCCAACGACGAGCAACTCACGCTCGAGGTTGGCGCGTGATCCTCCGCCTCACCCTCGCCATCTTCGCCCTCGCCGTCATCGCCGCGTGGCTCGGCCTGCTCTACACGTCGGCGCGGCTCAACTCGACCCCGACGACGGTGGGCGCTGCCGTGCTCGGCGTGGTCGCCACGCTCGTCGCCCAGCGTGCCGCTCGACACCTGGGGTGAGGGTCGGGTAGCCTTCGGTCTCGTGGCCAAGAACGCCCGTCTCGCATGTTGCGGGGCGGGCGGTTCTCTTTGTCCGGGGACAGGATGCCTTCACTTCGTGCGGGAGTGCATGGGTTGTGTCCCTACGCGCTCCAGGCTCTCCGCCAGCAGCCCCGCGACGACCCCCGAGGCGCCGCGAGGATGCGTCAGGCCGCGTCGCCGGAGCTCGGCCGCCACCTCGGGCGGGAGGTGCACCGTGACGCGCGTGGTGCGGCGCTGCGCGTCGGGGATGGGCTTGCCGGGCTTGCGCTTGCCGCTCATCGCGACCCCCGCGCGAGCCAGCGCAGCGCGCACCCGGCGTCCTCCGCGCGCTCGACCATGACGCGCACGGCGTAGCGGTCCGCGTCGCTGTCGTAGGACAGGCGGCCCCGCAGGCGCACGAGGCGGTCACCCTCGCGGACCGCGAGCGAGTACTCGCGGATGTAGGCGCGGAGGTCGTCCTCAGACGAGCACGCGGACACGCCGAGGGGCTGCGTCTCGACGCGCTCCTCGTCGCACGTCCAGCCGTCCGGGCGCCGGGGGTCGAGGAGGGTCTCCAGCGACTCCGCGCCGCGCTGGATCCGGTAGGCCACCACGTGCCCCGTCACGTCCGCTCGCTTCGCCCCTGCCGCTCGCTTCGTCATGTCGGTCAATCTAGCGCGCTGGTACACCAGCGCAAGGGGTCCGCGGTCGATTGTTCGCAAGTGCGCGAAACGAATCGGGAAGAATCGTCAGTTGCGTCTCACGCGAGGCGCGAGACCATGACATCGTATGCACGTCGCAGCGTGGCCTTCGGGTAGGCCGTCGCTACGAAGTCCCACGGCAGCGGAGCGTCAGGATCGAGTGCGCCGAACGTTGTGCCAGCGATCGACGCGGCGTCATGCGGCGAGACCATGCGCTCGCCGAGGACCTCCAGGAGGTCGGCGCCGCGCTCGTCGGAGCGAGCGAGGACGGTGCACACCAGCGCCATTGTGTCTGTCCGGCCGCCGAGTTGACGCACGCGCACGAAGTTGCACTTGGACTCGATGAATCGCAGCGCGTCGATCTTCTGCCGCGCGCCAGTGCCTCCTGCGCACCACTGCATCGGCGTGCCCGGGATAGGCTGGAACGGCTGCCAGTGCAGGGCGAGGTTGCGCGGCGTCGAGTACCGCACATGTTTGTCGATGCGTTGAATGACCTTCGCGAGCGCGAGTTCCTCATAGCGACGCTCTCCGGGCAACCCGGAGATGATGTGCCACGCGCCTCGACCCTTCCCGTCTCCCTCGATCGAGCGAAAGAACCGCGCGGTGTCCTCCACGAGCCGGTCGTCGGTGAGGTATCCCTTGCCGACTGCGCGGCGTAGTCGCTCGCTCACGCCCTCGACACCGAATGCGTAACGCTTCTGTCCGGGGATTGTCTGGTCCGGATTCTCGAATAGAGAGTCCAGGCGCCCAGTCCATCCCTGGTCGCTTCCGCCGTGGGCTTTCAGCGCAGTACGGATCTCGTCGATGCCCGAATGGCTCTCCGCATCGCCCGCCTGGAGATGCACGCGCTTACCACCCTTCGTGATCGTCGCGATGACCTGCTCGGCGCTGTTCTCGCGCACGGGCGTGCGCCACCCGAGCGAGCAGAACGCGCACTTGTACTTGCACCCTCGCGCGATCTCGACGCGCCTTGACCCGTCGTGACTCACCCGGATGTCCTGCCGAAGTGTGACCCCGATGTCGGCCGAGACCGACTGGACGATGGTGTCGCGCATCTTGTCGTGAAGCGACGGGATGAATACACCGGGGATCACGGCGGCCTCGCTGAGGAAGGCTGCTCGGTTGTCGCGGTGCCTCTCCCACGCTACGAGCAGGAGCGGCAGCGGGTCCTCTGCGTCGCCGATGACGATGACGTCTGCGACGGGAGCCATTGGCAGGGGGTTGTGGAGCCCCTGCCCACCAGCCACGACGAGCGGGTATTGGTCGCCACGGTCGACGCGGCGGAACGGGACGCGCCACTTCGCAAAGTGCGTCGCGGCGCCGACCATGCACCGCGAGTCGAGCACCGAGATGAAGATCGCATCGAAGCCCATCGGCCCATCCGGCGTGTGTTCCTCCGCTGCTAGCGTGAGTCCGTGTGGCTCGCCGATCGCGCCGACGACCGCAAGCGGGAAGACGAGACCGTGAGGGACCTTGATCCCCTCCTGACGCTCGAGAGACTTCCACGCGTGGAACGACGACGCAAAGGCCCTCACGACTCGCCCACCCGCACCATCGGCACCACGCACAACGTCCGCGACCGTGCGTGCCAGTACGGCGCCCTGGTGGTGGTAGGCCGCAGATCGTACGACGGCGAGAACCGCTCCGCGTCCTTCGCGTCCTTCACCGGGATCGCGCGCATGGGGACGCCACGATGCGTTAGGGAACGGTCTTCGGGGTCGTCCAGGATCTCAGTGCCGATGACATGCCCGAGGCCCGCAGAGCGCCACCGGCCGAGCACCATCGCGTCGATGCTCAGCAACTCCGTGAGCCGCTCCCGATCGGCGCGCACGTGGAAGTCGACATAGAGCGCCGTGACGGTCGGGATGGGCTGGCTCATTGACTTGAAGCTGCCTCCGGAGATCAAGAGCTTCCCGTTGCCGGGCATCGCGTCGATACGCGCTCGCTTGCGACGGAATCGGGCCGTCTCGATGGCGCCGGGTGATGGTTGCGCCCACGACGCGCAGGCGATCCGGAACCCGTGGTGCACCTCGTCGGCGATCGGAATCTGGATGTCACCATTCTCGGCGCCTAGGTCACGCGGACAGCCGTGGAACACGTCGTCAGGCATGCGCCCCGTCTCGTGCACCACGACCGCCGACTGAAGCGCGCCCTCGATGCGGATGCCGTCATACCCATCCCACGCGAGCGGAGCGCCGAGCCACATGCGCAGAGTGAGCGGCTCGACGTGTCGCGGAGCCCATCGGTCGCGAGCTCGCAGGAGCCACTCACGGTTGTCGTCGAGCCACGAGCGCTGCGGCTCCGCGAACAGGTCGAGCGCGGTCATCAGAAGATCCCCACTGGATCGGGGTCGACGGCGGCGGGGCCCTGCTTCGGCGCCCCGCGACCCTTGCCGGCCTTGCCCTTGTCGGAAAGCCATGCCGCCACCGCTTCAATATCCGCCTTGGTGACGGTTGACCCGTCTTCGGCGCGCAGCAGGTTTTCCAGCAGCACCTTCATCGAATAGGGCAGCGCGGAAATTCCGGCCAGGCCGTTCTTCTCGGCGGCGGTCAGGGAGTAATAGACATATTTCTTGGTGCCGACGGTGAGCGTCTTG